TCTGGCCGAAGACTACGTCAAACTTGTTTAGCGTCTCCTCCAGCGTGCTTGCATTGCGGATGGCATCGGTGATCCCAACAGAGATTCCGAACGCAGCACCGAGGGCGGTTGCCTGGCCAATGAGTGATCTCATCATGCGGCTGAGCATGTTTAGGCTGTTGCCAATCGCACCGAACCCGACCCGCCCGACCATCTGTACCTGGGCTGAGAACTTCTTGATCTGGGCTTCCATCGACGCAAAGGCACGGCGGAAAGCGGCCTGGCCTTCTACCCCCATCTCAACATATGCGCGGCCTGCAAACTGTGCCATTAGCCGAACCTCGCCTTGTAGTAGTCAACCCAAATCTTTGTCATCTTTTTTGCGTGCCTAGCCCTAGCCACTGACATCGTTGGACGCTGCGGCATCCTGAAAGACATTGGCCTGCCAGTCTTGCTTGTAATCAATCCTAAATCCTGGTGAGCTATTGTCGTTTTGCCTTTGCGTCGTTTGATGTTTTGCAGCGTGATCAGTGTCGGAATATAGCGAACTTTAGCGGTAAACGTCCCGCCATATTCATGCAACTCGGCACCCCATTTAGAACCAAGCTTTCGCCCCCAGGCAGCAAACCCGATTTTGACATCTCGCTTTGCTAAGTCAACTTCGTAGATGATCTTGCGGATTCCGAAGTCACGATCCCCATATCTCGCCATCGGTGGTTTGCCTGGTGGCCTGGGCTTGCGTCCCTTCTGATAGACTGCAACAGGCTTACCGTCGATCACCTCAGTTCTAATCTGCTTCTGTGGCTTGACTGGATTCCCGATGAGCTTCCTAGCATCCTGCCTAATGATCGCACCGAACCTTTCAAGTGCTCGGCGGTCGATGTCCTGGAGTGCCGATATTCTGCGGTTGGCTTGCTGGATGATCCGCTGAAAGCCCCGTGTTTTTGCTTTCAGCTTGAGCATCGCGTTTATCCTTTGGAAGCATCAGTTTCAGCATCGAAATAGTCTGCGAGTTGATCGGCCACCGCTCCTTGCCATCCTTTTTCCCGGCGTCGGCAAAAAGCTCTGGACGGGCTCCCCTCGCCATCTCCATTAACTGCCAGGCTGTAAGCCCTGCTGGGTCGATTCCGACGATTCCAGCCAGTCGATAGAGAGCTTGCCAAACGCTTGTTTGATCCGCTCTGCCTGTACCTCCTGGCCCCGCTTGCTGCTTGACCACAGACCGGCCAGCAGCTCCTTTTTTGCGGGTGCCAGGCGCGAAAAAAAACCAGACCATTCCTCCATGAAAGCATCGATCCCAGCGGACAAAGCATCGCCATCTAAGCGATCACCAAACGTCCTGCAATCAATGCCCAATGCTTGGGCCTGATCCATGCAGATAAACCAAAGAACATCCATCAATGTCGGGATGTCAGTTGGCATCTGCTCAGGGGAGTCCAGTAGATCGATCTTTAGATTCTGCTTGATCGCCAGTAGGTTACCGACCGTCAGTTTGATCTGCCACTGATGGCCGGTAGAATCCTTAAACGCTCGCATGTTGAAACCTCGTTAGGATGACTGCAAAAACTACGTTGCAGTATACCAAACAGGGGCGGAGTTGGCGTTCTTCACTGGTCGCAATGAAACGTCCACCATCAACGCCTCGCCGAGGTTCTCATTACGTGTGAAGCTCTTCACCATCATCGTGGCCCGCAGCCCCTCACTGCCGGTCGTTGCGACCAGGCCATCGAGAACCAAGATTTCAACCGAAGTGTTGTTGATGAATGCACCCTGGAAGGCATCAAAGTCAGCGTCGCCGGTATCCCAGAGCATCCCGAATTCAACGGTAGCATCCTTCATCCCGTCAACGAATTCCTTCCAGCCACCAGACGCCCGAGTCGTTACGTCGGTTTCGTCCTTCTCAAGGCTCAAGGTTAGATCCTTGACGTTGCCAATGAGATCCCAAACAGGAACGGAATAGGTTCCGGTGTTGCGGTAAAGCTTCGCGTTTTGGCTCAGTACGTGTGCCATTAAATAGTCCCCTTATAGCGGATGGAAATGGTTGTCTGTAGGACGCCATCTTCGGCCACCCGGTTAGGGTCGAATGGCTCCAATTGCTCGATCTCATGAACGTATAACCCAGCCAGGTTATTGGCCGCTAAGCGATCCATTAGTTCCTGGCAGAGCGTCAAAAATTGTCCCGTCTTAGTCTCCTGCGCTGCTTCAGTCCCGCTGCAATCAGTACGAAGAACGACACCAACGGTGTAAATCTTCGTCCAAAGGTTGCTACGGCTAAGTAGTTCGCGGGATTGTTCGGCACTGTGTACCGTGACATCCCAGCCAGTAAGCACATCCCGATCATAAATCGGTACTAGCTTCTTAGCGGTCGTCACAGTCTGGCTGTACGTCCCGCCCTGGATGAGCGAGACAACAGCGTCAACTAGATCCACTGGCAAGGGCATTAGGTTTCCTTTGTGTGGATCCTCAAAGTTTGCATCGTCTGATCCTGGTATCGCCAGGCAGCCTCACCACCGACCGAAAGCACCTTGTAAATCTTGGCCCCTTCAGTGATCTGATCGCCACGCTGAGGGGTTATCACAACGCCACCGATCTTTAGTTCCGATGCAAGCAGGATGTAGTCTCGGCTTTTGATCTGCTCGATCACCGATCCATCCTGCGTGACATCATGAACCGACCGGCCAGGGACAGCCCTGGAAATCGTCACAGACGATGCGCCGCGGGTATAGGTGATCGACACTCCATGAATGGAGCGAGCGGCCTTATGTGCGGCGATGACTGCGGATTCCAGGGCTGTTGTCATTGCGTTACCTCAGTGGACTAGGATCAGGTCAACAGGGTTTCGGTGCTGCCGATCTGATCCGTCACAACGATGGGAACCCCGAACGATTCAGATGGGAATGGTGCAGGTGCTCCAGTCGGGTTGGTCGCTGTCCGGCTGGACTGCAACTGACGGTGCGATCGTCGGTTCATCACGATGTAGTTAGGACCACGGGAAGCAGGGAACTTTTCCAAAGCCTGAGCAATCAGGCTGTCGGTCAGACCCTTGCCGGAGTCGGCAGTCAGGTTGGCGATGCGGACAACGCTGTAGATCGATCCAACCTTCAGGCCACACCAACCAACGATTGGGTGGTAGTAAGCTGGGAAGCGACCAGTAGTGGATCCGGCACGCTCAACGATCTGCCGTTCACCGATCGAAATGACGCCCTGCTGTCCCCACAGGACTTGGCAGTCAGCATCGCCGGTGCGAACGAGGTACACCGAAGAACCAGTGGCAGAAGTCGTTCCACCAGCACCGACCACCTGGGCATCGCTCAAGCCGTTCAGGTTAGCTTGGCCAGCAAACCCAGCAAACCCACCAGCATCGTTTCCGGTGCCGTAGAAAATCTGCTGCTCAACCTCGGCCATCGCCTGTCGCATGTGGGCGAGTGCCTCGATCCCCATCATGTGTTCCAGGCCACGCTCATCAGCGGTCGCGGCTGCGATGTCAACGGCGAACGAAGCATCGAGCACCTTGAGGTCCAGCGTCACGCTGGTTTTGGTGCCCTTCTTGTTTTCGATCCCATCATTGACATCACGGAATCCAACCGCTGGGTTGGCGGTGATCTTGCTGTACTTGAACGTGTTGCCAAGCACGGTTCGCGCTGCGAGCACGCTCAGGAATGGTGCATCGTCAAGGACATCGCTAACAAGGATGTCCATGTCGGTTTTGTTGAAATGCGCCACATCGGTCGTCGTCAGGTAGCTATCAGCCATAATTCAAAGTCTCCGTTTTGGTTGCGTTGGTAAAAATCAGTTCGAGCGAGGAGCGAACGCCCCAGCCCATCGAATCGCCTTCTCATCAGCACCAGCCTTAGCAAGCTTCGCTCGTCGCTCTGCTGCTTCGATCTGAGCTGCGGTCAACTCCTTGCCAGCAGGTGCAGCGCTCAGTGGCTGCTCCTCGCCTAGCTTTCCTTCGATCGCTGCAAGCTTCGCGGTTAGCTCATCCACCTGGGATTGCAGCTTCGCATTAGCCTCGCCAATCTCGCCGTTGACGATCGACAGGCATTCCTGCATCGTCTTGCCTTCAAGGAACCACTTGGCCCCCCGATCACCAAACGCAACCATGTAAGGTTGCGCAGCCTCAAGGCTCATCGCAGCGGGTGCAGGTGCCACAGGTGCGGCCTGTTCCTGCTGCTGAGTCTCGACAGCGTCCACCGCTGCATCAGCCATAACTTCTTCTCCGTAGTGAAGCGACAGAAAACCAAGTAGTCTTTCAACTACTTCCTTTTTCGGAACACCCGAAAAGTGAGTCTCAATCAGCGAGCTAACAACCGGTGCCAAGTCTCGCTTGTCGTATAGATCAAAGAGCCCACCACGGGTCGCGGCTGGCTCATCAACAAAGTCAACAGCCCTCAGCCCCTTGATTCTCAATGGTGCTTTTTCGCCTGGCTTGAGGGATTCCAAAGCGGCTAGCATCTCATCAGAGAAGTCAGCCACGATCGACAATCCAAACGTCTCGGAATCCTCTTGGGCGAGCTCCAGGAGGTACGCTCCCTGCTGACCCTTAGGACTGTTATCACTTGCCGAAAGCATGGTGAAATCAGCGTAAACAGCGTTTCCCTCAACGCGGAAATTCCGTGCCCTTGCAACGGTGGTCCCGAGGCCATCGCTCGACATGTGCGGGTGGGTCCAGCGTGCTTTGATTCCGCGGGTTGCACCGTTGCCGATGTCAGCGACCTGCTGGAGCGTGACAGCATCAACGACGATTGGCCGAGAGTCGTTTAGACTCCCTGCCTCGATCACCTTGGCCCGCTTGATCGTTCGGCCATCAACACCGCTTGCCGGTGCTTTGGTAGCCTGGCTACGAAACATCGTTAGACGGCTGCTGCCCATTGTCTTCTCCTTCGCTTTCGGTGGTCTCTTCCGGAACGCCTGGCTCAGCCATCACGGGGACAGTAACCAGCCCTTCGGTCGATTCGTCGAAGCCGTATTGCGTTAGGTAGTCCCGCTCCTCGGCAAGCTTGCGGACAACATCCCGCCAATCGTCGCCGTACTTCTCACGGCGGATCTCTGAACGAGTGCGTAGCTTGCCTTCAACGGCCATGAGGTCGCCGGTAATCTCTTGCTCGGGATTCCAATAGGGCACACCCGCTGGGATCCAGTCCCAGTAGATTTGATCGATCTGCTGTACGCCCGCAGGCATCGAAAGGATTCCCGCTGCCATCCACTGCTGGATCTTCCAGACGGTGATCCGGTCCAGCATCTCTTTCAAATCTTCTCGCTTTGCCTTGCAGGCTTGCTGATACTGGATAAGAGCAGCTCGGGAACCAAAGAAGTTGGTGTACGCTTCATCGTAAAACGACCAAGGGATATCCAAACTCTTTAGAGCAGCTTGCAGGCTAAGCGTCAGGAACGCCTGGAACTCTGTTGATGGATGGCGGGACTCTAGGAACTCAGCCTTATCGCCTGGGTCAAGTTCAAGCTTGACTGGACCTCGGCCAAGATCGACTTTGTATTCATCGCCATACAGCTCGGCATCGTCATCAGCCATTTCGCGGGTGATGGCGAGGGCGAAGAGCTGGGTTATCTTAGCTTTGGCCCGTGCGTAGTCGGTCACCTCCAGCGAATCCTGGAATGACGCGATCGCGGATGTCAGTGGGCTTACTCCACGCACCTGGTCGAACGAGTCGAAGTAGGCAAGCTGAATTACGTTGCCCGCGCTGATGTCACGCTCAAAGGCGTACTGGCCATCCAGCGAACGTGACCACACCGCAACACGATTCATCGATCCGCCAGCACCTACCTTGATACCGTGGACCCAGTTGTACATCGGATCGACGCGGTTATCAGGCGAGCGTACGCGATCACCTTCGATCGCCTGGAGCCTGCCATCACGAAGCTTAACTAGAAAGACATCACCATCCAGCACCCTACGCATCTCAGCCAGGCGAACCATTCGGCGCAGCGAGTGACGGCCAGCGATGTCGCAATTGATCGGGCGGTTGTACCAGTTCATTAACGCTTCAAGGCGTTCATTGAAAACTGGGTCGTCGGTATTTGCTTGGAATGTGAATGTCGAAACGTAGTCCAGGTGCTTGCGGATCGCCCAGGCCGCTACGCTGAAATTGCGGTTTAGCTCCCGGGCACCCTCGATTACCCTTCGTCGCTTCTGCGAATCTAGCAACGCATCGCTAGACTGGATCCGCGTACCTGGGTCGCGTCGCTGCTGGTTCGGTTCGGCTGCAATGTACCGCCCGAAACGGGTTAGCCAATTGGTCGCGGCGCTGCGTGCTTCTTTAATCATGAGCGTTCCCCAGATTAAAGTTACTCATCCGCGATCTGGTGCGACTGTAGCGGGTGACTTCCTTCCGCCAATACTGAAGCTCTTTCATCGCCTGCGAGCGGTCAAAATCGACGCTCGTTCCGTCAACGGAGACGCTGACGATCCCAGCGCCGGAGGCGATCTGGGTCTCTAGAGAATCCACCATCTGCTTGGCGAATTCCAATTTGCGATTACGCTCAGAGAAATCTGCATTTGTCATATAAACATAAATGCAGAAAAGAGGCGATTTTCGCCCGAGTTACCTAACAGATTCTGACTATTTTGGCGAGATTGGACCAACTTCTCGCAGAATAGATGGCTGGTTGCAGAACTTGCAACTAACCCGGAATCGTCGGATCTCCTGATTCAATTCCGGGTAGGTGGCGTGGTAGTGGGCCCCCTGCTGCTTTAATAGCCCGCCACACTTTCCGCAATGCGGGCAGCAAGGGACTTCGTAGGAAACGGTGGGCGGCTTCTTCTTTGGCTGGTTCATAGGTAGTCAACGCTCCCGCGATGTCGCTTCCTTGGTGCTTCCTGCTGTGGCTGCTGGGTGGCTGG